CTAGTGAGTGTGATAAATATGTTATATGGAATTACAATGAAAAGGTTTGGTATTATGGCTCTTTAACAAGAACAGCATGGCTTGATAGAGGCATAAGAAACTTTCCAATAGCAGCAGGTAGTGGATATATATTCAACCACGAATTAGGGTTTGATGATGATGGAAGTGCAATGACTTCTTTTGTAGAAACATCGCCCATGGATATGGGAGATGGAGAAAAATTTGCTTTTATCAGAAGAGTCATACCAGATTTAACTTTCACTGGTTCTGTTACTGGTAGTTCTCCAAATGCTACTTTTACAGTAAAAGCAAGAGACTTTCCAGGTGAAGACTTTTCTCAAACTGGGACTGGAACCACTACGAGAACGGCAACAAATCCAGTTGAAGCGTTTACAAATAAACTAGATTATAGAATTAGAGGCAGATCTTTTGCAATAAGACTTGATTCTAGTGCGTTAGGGTGTAAATTTAAAATGGGAACACCAAGAGTTGATATTAGAGAGGACGGCAGAAGATAATGGCATTAGTTGGCGTACCACCACCAAGGTTACCAGAACCACCAGAACAGATTGATAGACAATATGTAGAAGATTTAGTAAGATCTTTAGAAATATTTATTTCACAAGAGAGAAATCCAGGTGAATTACGAGCTACAAAAATAACATTGACTGATTTACCAACAAGCTCTAGTGGATTAGAGGTGGGTGCATTATTTAATGACAGTGGGACTATTAAAATTGTTACATAAATGGTATAGTAAATAAAATGGGTATATTTAAAAACGTCACAAGACTATTAAAAAAAGCAGCTCCAGTAATCGGAGGCTCGATTGGTTTTATGATTGGGGGACCTTTGGGTTCTGCCGCTATAGGTTCTGCTCTTGGAGCAGGTATAGGAAGTCTTGTTGGTGGAGCAGACACAGATGACGCATTAAAAGCTGCCTTGTTAGGTGGTATCGGTGGGTACGCCGCGAGTGGTGGTAACTTTTTTACTCCGACAGCAGGCAGTGCCGCAACTAACGTAGCTGCAAGCACTGGACCTATGGGTAATCCAGTGACTGGAACAGTTGGTGCAACAGGTCCAATTAGTCCAACCATAGCAACAACTGGTAGTAGTGGAATAATGAGCACATTAAAAGATTTTGCTACGAGTCCGACTGGTATAGCAACAATAGGTGGGTTAGGAACATTAGCGGCTCTTTCTGGTGAAGAAGAAGAAAAAGCAACAACCACGGAACAAAAACCTTTTCCAAAAGGCACAACGAGATTAGGAATGGGCAGAATAGGTAATAAATCATATAACTTAGATAACGAAGAAGAAAGAAAAAAGTATTTTGAAGATCTAAGAGAAAAACAAGGTATTATGCCAAGAGACAGAGAAGTAGGTATAGACCCAATATTCTCTGCTAGTGGTGGAGAGGTCGAAGGACCTGGGACTGGTACAAGTGATTCTGTTCCAGCTATGTTATCTGATGGTGAGTTTGTACTGACTGCAAAAGCTGTACGAGGTGCAGGTGGTGGAGACAGAGACGTTGGTGCAGCTAGAATGTATGATATGATGTCAGAATTAGAGAGGGTCGCATAATGGCAACACAAACTGTAGATCAAACCCAAACCGTTAGACTGGCTCCGTTTCAAGAGGAGTTTTTAGCAGATATATTTGCAAGTGCTAAAGCCTTAACGGGTGAAGGCACACAAATGCCTTTTGCCAAACAACAAGTAGAAGGTCTTTCTGAGGGACAAAGACAAGCTATTTCAAGTGCATTAAGTGGAGTAGGAGCTTTTCAACCTTTTCTGCAACAAGGTAGTGCGGCAGTTGGACAAGGTATTACAGGAGCACAGAGTGCAAACTATGATCCAACATCTTATCAACAATTTATGGATCCTTTTACAGAAGATGTAATTAGACAGACAGAGCAAGATATTTTAAGACAAGGTGCTCAACAACAAAATCAAGCACGAGCAAGTGCCGTTGGTGCAGGTGCTTTCGGCGGTTCAAGACAAGCCGTTATGCAAGGAGAAATAGGAAGAAACATAGGAGATCAACTTGCAAGAACCACTTCACAGTTAAGATCACAAGGTTTTCAACAAGCACAACAAGCGGCACAACAAGCGGCAAATCAACAATTAAGACAAGCACAGTTAACTGGGCAACTTGGTGTATCACAAGCTGGGTTAGGACAATTAGGACAACAGTTAGGTGTTCAAGATATTAATACGTTACTAGGGATTGGTGGTCTTCAACAACAACAAGGTCAGAGAGAGCTTGATGTTGCGAGAGCAAACACACTTGCAGAACAAGCATTACCTTTTCAACAGATCGGATTTATGTCCGACATTTTTAGAGGAGTTCCAGCGTTACAACAGACAACTTCTCAAACAAGAACACCAGGTCCGAGCAGAGGATCACAGTTGATGGGATTGGGGATCGCGGGTCTTGGAGCAATAGGATCTGCTGGAGGCTTTGGTAACTTCTTTAACTTTGGAAGGCCTGCATAATGAGCGTATTTAATAGACCCATGTTTAGAATACCAGGTGTAACTAACAATCAACCCAGTGGTATTATGTCAAGTGGACCAAATATAATGAGAGCTAGTCTTATAAGTGGAGCTAACGCTAATCCAGTTATGACTGGTGCTAATCAACCATCCGTTATCCAAGATATGCCTATCTTTACTAATACAATTCCAACTTCCAGACAATCTCAAATCGGTAACATATTTGGGAAAGGTGAGCAGTTTGAAGCGACTACTAAATCAGGTATTGAAGGAGAGGTAGATCCAGAAAGTAATTTAGCAAAGTTAAGAAAAGCCGCACTAAAAACTAAAAAAGTAGAAGAAGGAAGTAAAGTTGTTGATGATCTTAGTCCAGGCACTGGCAAGATTTCTCAAAAAACAACAACAGAAACAGTTGATGACGGTGAAACGATTGACGATGACATGGTAACACCAGACTTTGGTCAGCCCGTAAAACAAGCTGGAACGGAGGATAATACACTAGAATCTAATGTAAATATATTAAGTGGTTTTCAAAGCAACCAGAAACAATTATCTGATAAGACGGCAGCTGCACTAGCAAATGTATCTGCTGGTCTTGCAAGTGCAGAGGACATAAAACTCGGTGGTAAAACTTTTAAAGAAAACGCAGAAGCACTTGTAGCAAAAATGAATCAAGAAGGAAAAGAACCTACTCTTGCAGACGTACAAGACGATGCAATAAAATTATTAGGTTTTGATCCTAACGAATTAGAAGGTGAGTTTGAAGAGGATCGAAAAGCATCTATCTTTTTAAATATGATGAAAGCTGGTCTTGCAATCGCAGCTGGTGAAAGTCCAAACGCCATATCAAATATAGCAAAAGGTTTTGCAGTCGGACTGCAAGGCTACGGACAAGATGTCAATAGACTTAGCAAACAGTTGAGAGAAGACAGAAGAGAAGCAAGATCCACTATGTATAATCTATTGAAAGATGCAAAGTCAGAAGCTCTTGCAAAAAGAACATTAGAACTTCAAAAGATGGAAGGTATTGTAAACTTAAACAGAACACTTGTGGGTGATGCGAGACAACAAGCGTTAAATAAATTTAATACCACAATGACTGCACTTAAATGGAATCAGAGTGTATTATCTGCCGCTGCCGATTTAGAATTTAAAGAAAAGTCACTTGCTGTTACAAAAGACAACGTAGAAAAAACTTATAGATTAGGTCTTGCAAAAGCAGAGCCAGAGGTAATTCAACTTCTTAAGTTTAACAAAGAAATAAAGTTAAAAGATCCTAGTAAACCAGAGATACCTTTTGGAGAGCCAGGGTATGTAGAGCAATATGATATCACTGAAAAAGCACAGAAAAACATCACTGCATATATGAATGATTTAGTCGCTGGTAAAAGTAAAGGACTACAAGCAGGTAGTCAGTTTAATCAAACACAAAAGAACTATGCAACAACGGGTACTATAGGATCTGTTCTTAAACCAACTGGGTACGATCAATTAGACGCTAGTATTAAGAAACAGTTTGGTATAGAGGCATATACTTTACAAGAACAATTAAAGAAAAATGCTAATGATAGTTATGCACAATTTAACGATACTCTTGCATTTGTAAGAAGATTAAAAGATAGAATACCAGGCATAGCAATTAGTATAGAAGCTATACCAGAAGATGTAAGACCTATTCTTGACAGAAAAGACAAAAACGGAGTTTCATTACTAGAAAAATATAACGCAGAAGGTTTGGTAGGATAATCAATGCCTAATTATATAGTAGATGGAAAGTCCTATTTTTTTGTAGATCAACTTTCTGAAGAAGAGGCAGCAGAGCGTGTAAGAAAATACTTTGGTTCTTCTGGTACTAAGGCTGAGGCAGAAGAAGGAACAAGCGATTATCTTAATCCAGAAGATGAAGGAACTTTACAAGAGATAGCAGAGGGCGTTGGCTCTGGTTTACTTGCCATACCACAAGGTATAGCAGAAACTGTTACAACTGTTATTGATCTTGGTGCAGGCACTAATTATACAGATGCCGTGACTCGTGGATTTAACAAAATGAGAGATGATCTTGGCATTGATCCAGCAGGTGCCGCTGGTAAGATAACAGAAGGTTTAATACAGTTTGGTGTTCCAGGTGTTGGAGCTGCGGCTGCCGTATCAAAGTTTAGTAAACTCGGTAAGTTAGCACGAGGCACAGACAAAATGAGAGCCGATCCAGGTTCTTTAAAAACAATGAAGATTACGAAGCAACCTTTAGAAATGAAAGGGTTGTCCAAGAGTCAAAAGTTAGGCTTGGCGGCACAACAGTTCGCGGCTGCTGGAGCAGTGGATGCTGTTGTAGCGACAGATGGAACACAATCATTAGGGGATTTTTTTGAAGGTGGTTACGGTCCGTTCTTTGCGACCACAGATTTATTAGGACTAGAAGGTAGAGAAAAAGCTGCTGCTAGAATGTATAATAAAATAGTTGCACATGGTATTACTGGTTCTATTCTCGCAGGTGTTTTACCTCCAGTTATTGGTGCAGGCTTTAATGCTTCTGCTAAGATTGGTGCAGCTACATCAAGAGAAGTAGGTCTTGCAGTTCCAGGTTCTGTTGTTGGTGCGGGTGTAGCGGCTTTTGATGAGGCGGCACAAGGAAAAGATTTAGAAGATTTTGATTTTGGGAAAATTGCAACTGGTGCAGCGTATGGCGCTGGAATAGGTGCAGGTGCTGGAGTAAGCTCAAAAGTTTTAAAAGGTGCTTCGAAGAAAGCAGCCGAAGCCATAGGAAGACAAGAGGATAAATTTTTAAGAGGCGAGTTCTCAGACCCAGGCAAAATAAACACATTGAACAGAGCCGTGACAAGAGCATTGTCTGCCTTTAGGTATAGATCTTTTTTACCAGGTGATGTAGCTAGAGTAAAATCTCTTGTCAATCCAGCCATTGAAGGTGATATTAAAAAAGCAGAAAAAGCATTGGAGGCTGTTGATAAACAGATAGAAAGAACTTTAAAATCACCAGAGTTTGCAGAGTATAGAAAATTACCAGACTTCACAAAACAAAAACTAATTAATAATTTTATGGATGTTCTTGAGGGCGCTGGAGATGATCTTGTTGAATTACCTAAACCATTGCTTGATAGTTACATTGCCGCTAAAAAAATTATTGATGACTTGTCAGAAAGAGTTATAGAAACAGGTGCTGCCAAAAGTTTACCAGAAACATCTGTAAGTGGTCTGATGTCCAAGCAACAATTCAGAGAACAAGTTAAACAAAATATAAGCAACGGTGGATATCTATCAAGACAATATCAAATATTTAATGATGATAATTTTAAGTTATCAAAAGAAATGAGAGACGAGTTGGTAGATCAGATTGTTGATGGTAGAGGTGTGGACATAAAACATGTTCAGAAGTTTTTAGCAGGTGATGCAGAAAACTTAAGAATAGATAATGATTTTATCACAAGATTCAGAGAAGGGTTGAGAACAAGAGAGCCAACCAGAACTAAACTTAGTAGACAACAAGCCGAAAGATACATAGATAATGTTACAAAATATTACAAAAGTATGAAATATTCTACTGGAGGCACAGCATACTCTGCTCGAACTGTCCCAGTTGTAAGACTTAATCCAGCCGTTCTCAATAAATCTAAAGTAGACAACGAAGTTATTAGAACCATACTTGGTGAAGTAAGGAATCCAAAAGAATCTTACATGCACACAGTAGGAGAACTATCTAACTTCATTGCATCAGATGCTTTTTATTCTAATTTTAAAAGAGTTGCAGACGATATAATTTCTAAAACAAGTCCAGACGAAGTGCCTTTGTTTGTTAATACAAATGATCTTATTAAAGTTCGTATTAACGAAATAAATGCAGAAAGAACTCAAGGTGCTATTCAAGAAGGGGTGATTCCACCACCTCCTATCACTCGATTAGATGAATTAGGAAGAGAGGGTGCAGAAAGAGAACTAAAAAATATTCTAGAAACTGTTCAAGCCAGTGGTGGTAAAATGGAATATATCTTTTTAGGAAGAGATGCTCTGTCTGGGTTTGATCCAGAAGGCTTCGCTGCAAGAAGTATATTCGGTGAGATGTATGGATATGCTATGCCAAAGCCTATGTATGAAGCCATGAGTAACGTCATCAATGAGAGAACGAGTGTCATGGGTGATGTGTTTAGAGCTTTATATTATCCTATGGTAAAATTAAAAGGTCTTTCTCAATATGTAAAAACTATTTTATCTCCGATCACACAAGTTAGAAACGTAACATCTGCCTCTTTGTTTGCACTGGCACAAGGCAATGTAGGTAAGAACGCTAGTCTTTTTGAATCTGTGGATCTAGTTCTTAGAGATTTAATTGACAGAGAGTTAAAATTTAAGGGTAATGGTAAAATTAAAAAATTTGCAGATGATCGCTTTGACTTTAGTTTAAATGATGAAGTTCTTGACTTCTTGGTAGATTTACAAAACAGAGGAGTTATCGGTAGTTCTGCTCAGCTTAGAGAGATACAAGCAAACCTACGACAAGGACTGGGATACAGAGGTCCGAATGATGTGACTGATATAAGAGCAGATAGAAGAGTGTCAAATGCAGAAGACGTTGTAGTATCTGATTTTGAAATAGCGAGAGGTGCTTCAAGAAACGCGGCTTCTGAAGATGCTTTAAGAAGACAAGGTGGCAGATTAGAATTTCCAGATCCAACTGGACTAAAAGGCATGGGTAAGTCTGCATTGAAAGGCTCCATGAATTTAGGAAGACGTTTTCTTAGTACAACAGAGGGACTGTATAAAGGTGGTGATGACGTTTGGAAAATATACAATTATGCTTTTGAACTACAAAAATTAAGGAACGCCAAAGCAAAAATAGGAACTGACTTTGCAGACAACGCTTCACAAAGAAGAACACAACTTGCCGCTTTTGGTAGACACATAAACAAAAGAGTTGGCGAAGGTCTTGACGAAGCAATGAGAAGAGCAGCCGCAGACACAGTTCGTAACACAGTTCCAAACTATGAACTTGTGCCAGAGTTTATCAAAGGATTAAGAGGTGTGCCTCTTGGAAACTTTATAGCGTTCCCAGCAGAGATACTGAGAACTGGTTTCAATACACTTGATGTTGCAGCCAAAGAGTTAGAAAGTCCAATACAAGCTATCAGAGAAATAGGTATGAAAAGACTTATGGGTGGTGTGACTGCCTTTGGATTAGTGGGATCTGGTCTACAAAAAATGGCACAGACTTTGACAGATACAAGTGACGAAGAGATAACATCTGCAAATAGACTTGCAGCATCTTGGCAAAGAAACTCACAACTAATACCAGTGGGTAAAGATGATCAAGGTAACTTTGAATATATTGATTTTAGTCACACAAATCCATATGACTTACTATCAAGAGGATTTAGGACTGTTTTAAATTCTTACAAAGAAGCAGATGCACAAAGCACTGATTTCAAAGGAACAGTCAGAAAAGTTATGTTTGATGGATTAAGTGAGTACGTCACTCCTTTCATGGATTATTCTATGGTGTTTTCTGCATTACAAGATGTATTACCCACACCAATGGGTGGTCGTGGAGGCAGAACAAGATCTGGTGCAAAAGTATACAGACCTCAAGATGCTACAGGCGTGGCAGTAGAAAAATCTTTACTCCATCTAATAAATACAATTATTCCAGGTGGTGTTCCCATAAGAGTGCCAGTCGGTGCAGACCTTGGTATTGCTGGAGGTAACTTTCAACCAGTTAAAGGAATAGAAAAATCTAGATTTTTAAGAGGTGTGTTCTCTCAAGACGGAGAGGTGGAGCCAAGCACTGGTAAAACTTACAAACAAGGATCAGAATTATTTAGAGCGTTTACTGGTTTGAATACTCAAACATTAGATCTTAAAAGACTTGCAGAGTTTAGATCACAAGAGTTCAAACAAAAAAGATCTGGCACTGCTACATTATTTAACGAAGTGTTAAGACTTGAAGACGCTTCACCAGAACAAGTCTTAGAGGCATTTAGTAGAGCAGATGACGCTAGACTCAAAGTTTTTAGAGAGTATGCTTTAGCAGTAGATGATTTACAAAATTTAGGATTATCTTTGCCAGAAGTTAGAAAAGTTATGAAGGACGCTCAACTTGGTAACGAGGAGATAAATTCTATCCTTACAGATAGATATGTACCATTCAAGCCAAGCCAAGAAAAAATACTTGAAGCTCGAAAGAAGAAAAATATTTTTGTCCCAAGAGGCGAGATAAATATAATGAGAGCTATGAGAAGAGGTATGTCTTTAAGAAAAGAAGAGAAGCCAGAGACTCCAGATCCAGTCTCTAGTTTGTTTGGCATAGGCAATCAGTTACCAACAGATCTTCCTAATGTTGCACCCACAAATGTAGCAGAGACAGAAGAGACACAACCTTCTTTTGAAAACATAACACAGACTGCAAGCATACAACCTGGTGCTGGAACAAGAACAAACCCTTCTTTTCTTGGTGGAGACCCAGATAGTATTCTTAAAAATTTAGATATAGCTAGGAGAACTGGATGAGGCTATCACCACATTTCACTTTAAGTGAATTTACAAAATCACAAACAGCAGAACGAAAAGGTATCGACAATACACCAGAGCCAATACATATTAAGTGTATGGAAACGCTTTGTTTAAATGTGTTAGAGCCTATCCGAGAACATTTTGGTAAACCCATGACAATAAACTCTGGTTATCGCAGTGTTGGTTTGTGTGAAGCAATTGGCTCAAAAGCAACCAGTCAACATGCAAAAGGAGAAGCGGCGGACATAGAGATAGCAGGCATAAGCAACGCAGACCTTGCCGTGTTTATCAAAGATAATCTTTCTTTTGATCAACTTATTTTAGAATGTTACGATCAAGCAAAAGGTCCTAGCTCTGGTTGGGTTCATGTATCTTTTGTAGGTCAACCAGAAAACAGATTAGATGTGTTAACTTACGATAGGTCAAATGGATATAGGAAGGGTTTGATTTTCTAACAGATGGCTACGTTAGTTGTTAATCTACCCTCGATAGATGTATGGGTACGAAAAGAATATTTAAGAGATGGCGAGGACGGACATGGTGAGTTTGTCAAAGGCATTTGGGTTACTGCGAAATCTATTCCAGGCCGAGCTTTCTATTTTGAAACTTACCTTCCAGACTATGGTGCTCTTTATGATAAACTACCTATTAGTGCTTTTACTGTTGAACCACAAACCCCGACTCCAGATATGGATCTTTATAATCTCCAGTTTTGGAATTGCATGGACTATGGCGTGGTGGCAATCAGTAAACAATTTATAGGTTCAATGGACTTTGAAGTTTACACAAGAGATCATGGCATACTCAAAGGATCATATGTCTGTACTCTTGATAATTATCACGAGAGTGTAGATGCCATTGATTATTCAACAAGCGAAAAACCAGCAGAACATAAATCACACAATATTATAGAGTTAGAGAACGGACAGTTTTGTTTGTATCCAAACAATAGAATGAGAGTGTATGACAACTCACTCACACCAGACGAACCATTACAACCAGATTTTAAAGTTAGTACAGAAATATATCAAGTAGAGAACGGACAAAAGTTTAGACTCGGAGATACAGATGAATATTTTTGGAAAGCAAAAGGTGAATGATTGAGTTCTTGTTAATATTTATGATAGACGAAAGAGTCGTAGATAGGACACAAAGATTTCAAAGCGTAGACAGATGTTTGTATTTTGCTGAAAGATTAACGGCCCAACCAAATGTTCCTAACGAAGAGGGAAAACCTGGTAAAATCATAGCATATTGTAAGCCTGTTCGAAAAAACTAAGCTCTCAGACGCTCACAGAGAGGCGAAACGATACCCCTCTAGTATGATTCTACCTTGGAAAAGACTCTTCTTTTGTAGCTTTTTGTAATCGCCACTATCCAACCTCTCCCCAGTTTTGACCTATTTCAACGTCTACCTCGAAGGGTATTTTAAGTTCTGGTATACAATTACGCATAATCTCTTCAATTTGATCTATTTGTTTGGCTGTTTTGGAGTTTTCTATATTAAAGCATAGTTCATCATGCACAGTTAACATGGGAGTTAGTCCAGCTTCATAACAATCAACCATAGCTTTCTTAGTTTGATCTGCACTTGAGCCTTGAATCAATCTATTCAGCGCCTTGTATGTAAAAGCTCTTCTGATTCTACCCTTGCCACCATACTCATCAATGGCTTCTTTTATAGGTAGTGCTTTATTATATGTATACGAGATAGGCTCATACATATTGAATCTACATTTACGACCTAACCAAGTTCTAATTACACCACTATCTGCTGCTCTTCGCATGGCTTTTTCAGAAACTGACTTCAAGAAAGGAACTTTATCATTGTATTTATCAAGAAGACTTGTCGCTTCTTCTATCGATCC